CTAATAAATCTGTATCAACTAAATAAATATCCTTACCTGTTGTATGCGTAGCAGCAGTTCCAAATAATCCTCGCCTAACCCATACGGTAGTACTATCATGTATCTTGTCAATTAAAACATATTCGCTTTCTATCCTATAAATCATTCCGACAGCTAACCAACTAGAATCGCTAACTGTTATTTCTACTTCAGTAGCATCTAACGCTTCGTTGGTAGTTCTAGTGGTATCGGCATCACTCATTGTTCCTGTTACTTGTATCCCTGCATGAGTGGCTGCGGTAACAGTGTTAATAACACAAGAACCAGACGGAGAAAAGGTAAGGCTATCACCTGCTACAAAGCTACCACTTAGCACAGCTATTTCAAAACTCCTAGTACCAACTGCTTCACCAAATGTATTTGGAGTGTGTATAGTACACATTCCTTCGCCCGACCTAGAGGTATTATGAACATGATAGCCAGTTCTAATACCAATGTCGGGGTTGGTGACAGTAGGAACAATGGTATAGAAAGCTGTGAATTGTGCGATAGTTAGTGCCATTACGTTATCGACTTCCCGCTTAACATTACATTCGCCTTATTAGCAACTGAACAGGTAGCTGTAAACTTTGAGCCAGTAGCCATAGGGAAGTATATGTTCTCGTTAATAAACTCATTCTTTGGAACTGTAAAAGTATCATACAGTTTATAAGCATCTACGTCTGCACTACCGCCATTGGGAACGAACCATACCGAGACAGTAACATCTGCCGCGTGAACATTAGCCATTCTTAACTGCTCTACAATATCGGTGGCTGTTCCTGTATATATCGTGGTTGGCGTAGCGTCTGCTGTTGAAGCTACTATAACTTGTGCGAATGTTTTTTCTTGTATAGGCATTATCTTCTCCCCATGCAATAACGAAGAACATCTCTTCCGTTAGCTGTTATTGTTCCTGTTATATCAAGATTTCCATCACTAAGAGAAGCAACCGCAGTTAAGGTTGCACCTGTTCCTGTGAAGTTTCCATTTGCTGCAATAACGTCATCAAACTGTGATATAATTGTGGAAACATAATTACCTATATAAAAGGCATAATTAGATGTTGCATCTTCAACATGAACATGGTTATACATACTTCTAATATTTGCCCCTGCTGCGTTTAAAAACAGACCTATTGCTAAAGCTCCCGTGCCTTTAATATGAATATCATTATATAAAAACTCTCCCGTAGCAGCACCTGCAACATACAAACCAACAACAATAGCAGTTCCATTATCTACAATGTCGTAAACACATCTGTCCATATAAACTTCTGTTGCACCAGTTCCAAATGATAAGCCACTTACAAAAGAAGCTCCAGAACAAGCTACATTTATACTACAAAGTTCAAATGTTGTTGAAGCAGTACCAGAATCAGTAAGCAAGACAGCTTTACCAACAGCAGCATTACTTCCTGTATGATTATATTCAACTGTACCCTCTGATACTTTGACCGTACTCGCACCACTACTGTGAAGAACTGATGGTTGAGCACCAGCTGTTGCATAAGTTGTTGTCATGCTTGTGTGGCATTTTACTAAATTGCAACCACCTGTTGTTCCCGTAACTGTATGAACAAGAGTTGTTGCTGCTGTAACTTCCATCTTAACTCTGTTTATCCTACATCCTGTATAAGCTGCGTAATCTACAATGTTGGCATTAGCAGTAGTTACTTTACAAGTATTTGGGCTTATGCCTATTCCTCTAATTGATTGATTGTTAGCTGTGAAATGGATAGTATCGTCTGTGTAAGTTCCAGGATTGATTATAAAAACTTCACCGCCTGAAGTGTTGCCATCCAAAGCAGCTTGAATAGTCGTATAATCAGCACAACCAGAAGGGTCAACAACTAAAACATTATCACACTTCTGTCGATACCTAGCGTCATGGTCTGTATTAGTACCAGCAGTGTCTGGCATATCAGACAACTTCTCGTGCTGTTTAACTACTGCGTCGAACTTACCAGTAAATGGATTAAATACAAATGCCATAGTATATTCCTAAGATAGCGTAACCGTTGATAATTTATCATTTACATCATAAGTTAGAGAAAGAATACCGACAGTTGTTCCTCCTGAACCACCCGTCTTAAATACAACCGTTCCTATTTCACCAAACCCGTTTCCACTAGATACATAAAATAGCTGCAACCAATCATAGTCGGGGATATTAAAACCTGAATATACTTCTAATGGAAGAACGCTAGGGTCAATAGAGTCGATGCTTGCAGATACTTTAAGGCTACCTGCTGTTGTTGCAAGCAACGGTGTTGCAAGCTGTGAATCTGCTTCTGTCTTGGCGTATAAGGCAGCAGGGGCTACGTCAGTTGCACTAAAGACTTTTTTAGTTGTCATGGCTATGCCTTTACGTTACCGTCTTGATACTTCGCAAGTTCCCATGCACCATCTTCAGGCACTTGTTGCGTTCCTGATTGAGCGTTCTCGGAAGTTGCGTTGGCTAATGAAACCACATAGAGCCTTGCATACTTCTCCCCAAGCGTAGCTGAGTTCACAATCATGTATGCAATATCAGATGCAAGTTTATCAGTAAATGCTTCAATGAATGATGCAGAATATTTAGATGGATTGTCGAGAAAATAAACGTACCGCATACCTAACCCTTGCGTATCTGAAATTATATACTCACCTTCTTCTCGCCATACTGCACTTAAAGACGATACCCCAAATGGACGTACCATATCAACTGGCTTCTGGTACACATAGACTTCACCTGAATCATACCAAGCAAGAGTATCGACAACGGATGAAAGCATCGCCCTCTTTGTAGCGAAGTTCCACTTACATTGGCTCAGGATACTGCATAATGATATTTCATAAACACGGTTAATAACCCGTGCGTTCTGGTCTGGGTCATCAAGGCTCACTATTGGATTCGCACCGATAAGCGTAAGAGCCTTATTTACAAGTTCAACTTTCGATGTTGCCATAGATTCTCTCCGTTGTTAAAAGTAGGCAGGGGCTTTTTACACCCCTGCTACCTCTTGGTCTTTGATGCTTAGGTGTACTTAACAACCGTTTTCAATGTTCCTGCCGTTGGTGCGGTGATAGCTGTACCAACTGACAAGTAAATCGTGGTGTTAGTTGTACCGACAGTAACGTACTGCATACCATCGTTGTTGTTCATACGAATAACCTTCTCTTTTGAGTTGGTCAATACTGCTGCATCGATAAACTTATCAGTATCGCCTGAAATCCCGACATTGATAGTCGTTGCAGTTGAAGCCCACGTTGCAGGAAGCGTTACTTCTACACCAGTAATCTTCTTGTTCGGAGGGATACTTGCAATGGCAATAGTATCAGCCGTTGTGATAACTGACGTAAATGCAAAACTGTCTAGCCATACCTTCTCAACAGTCTTGATGTAACCATCAGAAACTACATTATCTCCACTCCCACCTGCATTGTACTTCGTTAAATTTGCTGCGATAAAAGCTGTCATACCTGTTCTCCTTATTGTGGGGCTATACCCCGTTCCTTAAAGGACGGGGGGCAACACGCCCCCCTTTCCCATGCTACTAACCTTCGTTGACGATTACTACTCTTTCTTCTTCCATACGAACTGCACCTGCGTTAATCTCATAATAAACCTGCCAAGAATAACTAAGGTCACTTCTTTCATCTGTACGAACATACGGCTGTGCAGCAAGACCAAGACAGATACCATACTTCTGGTACGCAATAGCGACATTGCCACTTGCTACACGGGTTGACATAATCCACTTGAAGCCCATCCATGTATCAATTTCCCCACGGATAAGAGCCTTAACTGAATTATAATCTGCACTTGTTGCTGCCGTTACACCCAACAGGGAGTTCAGTAACGTGGTATTCGCTACCATGTACCTATCTTCCATCTCAACATCTGCATCATCAAACTTCTTCTTGATAGCTGCAATCTGGGCAACAGTTGGTGAAGCTGCGGTAACAAGAACTGTATTACCGTTTGTGACGGTTGTGCTGCCTGACTCCCCTGAGAATGAATTACCCGTAGCTGCTGCAAGGATAATGTCATCAAACTGCCGACCGATTGAACTAGCTGCTGCAATCGTGTACGCACTCTTTGGGTCAGAAATCGACTTGAGTTCATCACCTCTGTCAAGCATACGGTTGTCGTGGTAGTCAACCATGACACCCATACGTCTTGCGAGAACAGGGTCGTTATTAGGCGTTTGAACATTACGTCCACCCTTAACTGACAATGCCCACTTGCCAATCTGGTCTTGGTAAAACACTTTACCTACGATGTTCGGCTTTACATAAACCGTACCCATCAGCTTGCTATACTTCTGCTGTGCTAACTGCATGATGTTCTGTGCATATGCCTGAGCATAAATCACGTTCTGTGTATCTGCCATCTCACTTCTCCTTTTGGAATATAATAATGTTTACATATTCCATCTCGCTCAAGTTATCCGTAAGGACTTAGGCTCGACTTCTTCATCTGATGGGCATCTCTGCTTGCCATCGTTTCTATACACAGAACTAAGGAACTTTCGTTTTACCCTCTTGCTCTGTTAATGCTTGAGTATAAACTATTTACATAATCAATAGCAGCACTATGTTCTCTTGGCGTTGCTGCTTCGTTGTTATACGGATGATTCTTATCTCTTACAATGGCATCGATTTCATCCTTTGCCATCTCAGGTGTTAAGCTAAACTGCTTCATTGCGAAATCGCCAATCTTATTCTCTGAGAACTGACTACCAACCTTCGATAAGAACTTCACGAACGATGGGTCTTTCAACATTGTTGCCGTGATTGCATCGTTTGTTTCTTGGTCGGGTGAAAACTTATTGATTACCGTCTGAGCCAGGTCTACGTTTGTGTCGTAGGCATCGCCCCATTCACCACGCAACTGATTGGATACTTCAGTAATACTTGCCTTATGTGCGTTAGTTGCCTGATTGAACGCATCGACATTGGTACGCTGAAGTTCTTGCCATAACCCTTTTGCTTGGTCAGGTGTCAGCTTATGAGCGTGCATGATTTCAGCAAACTTGTCTTTACTCATCATTGCATCTTTCATGTGACCCATTTCTTCAGGATACGCTGAGTCAGCTAATCCATATCCTTCGGCTTTGTCAGGAATACCCATAGCCTTACTGAACCGATTCCATCCTTCTACATCGTCTGCATCCTTTGGGATAGGAACTTTCTCATGCCCAAGTAACTTTTCAAGGTTATCGTGGCTTTCAAATGCCTTGCGTAATCCATCAGGACTATCATCGAACTTCTGAATCAATGCACTATTCTGCATATCATCTCCAAGCCCTGACTTCCAACTCTGTGACTTTGCCATCTCAACTACTGGGTCTGCCGTCTGTGATGATGGTGACGGGTTTGCTGTTGCACCTGGGTCTGCTGATGCTAATGGGGCAGCATTACCCTCAACTACTGGGGGCTGATTATCCACTACTGGTTGCGTTGTCATAAAATCTCCTTACTGTTCCATTGCGGTTGCTATTTCATCTGGGCTACACACCAAGATAGTTTTAAGAGTTCCTATCAATCGTCTACACGCATCACGACCAACGATATAGTTTGTTTCCATGCTATCCTCTGCGTTGGGATACCAACCACCGATAGCTTCCATGTACCGCATAACCTCTTTGCCGTGCGATGAATCAAAGGTAGCGTGCATATTTGCTTTCAATGCTTTGACTTGTTCTCTATCCATTATTTAGCCCCTGCTTCAGCTTTCGCTGTGTTAAGGTCTGATGCTGTTCCTTTGTGAACAACGTCTGCACCTTGCTGTGCGAGGTTCATTTCTTGCTGTTGCTGTGCGACTTTTCCCCGTGCTTCACGCATAGCCTGAATCTCATCGTCACTTCTGAGTACCTGCGTTGGCGAACCCATGATACCCCATGCTTCACGAACAACTGCATCAGAAGATATATTATCCATTACATCAGGAGCGAACTGTGCCATTGAACTAACCAACTGCAATCCACCCGTTAGTGCTTGAAGTTCGCTACGTTTCTGTGCCTGTGCTAATTGGCTAATCGTATCAATCTCATACTCTGGATTATCACGCATTGAATCAGGGGGTGGTGGTAGCCGTCCAGACCGTGATAGAATACCAACTGTTCTGATGATGATTGGATTCAACATCTCAGATATGTATCTACCAACTGAAGGACCTAACATTGACATCTTCTCATTTATCTTTTCATACACTTCAGGGTTGTTCATCTGCTTCGTGATATTCTCAAACGCTAAGAACGTATCATGAAACATAAGAGCCTTGACCTTCTGTGCGTAGTAATCGATAGCCGTCATGCCAACCTGAGGATTGCCGTAGTTACTGAACGCAAAGATATCATTAGAACCACCGACCATCTTAGAGCGATTATAATAGTTCACCGCTCGTGGGTTGTTATTGAATGGCATAATGAACGCATTATCTGGAACTGCAACTGGTGGGTCAGTAAGTTTCATCATCATCCTGAGGTTGGTCTTAGCCTGTGCGTTAAGGATTCTTGCGAACGGTAATGCTTTCATAGCAGGTGAGAGTCCCCATTCAATGAACGGAAGTTTATCGAACCTATGTGTCATAGCAGGGAACTCATTGTATCCACCTTCGTCAATAATGTACCTGCCTTCAACATCAAGCCATGATGCTTCAATGGGAAGGTTCTTCTTATCGGTCTTATCTATTTGCCGTATACTACGCTTCCCGATATACAGAAGGAACTGATGTTTCTTAGAACTGCCCTTATCTTCTGCAATCTCAGCTTTCAACTTCTGCGATAGTTTCTCAACGCCCCATCGTGATGCAGCTTGGTCGGCAGTATACTCAAACTCAATGAAATACTGAACAACACGACCACGACCATCTTCAATGATAACGCATTGCTTACACGGGAAGTTATAGAACCGTACTCCATCATCGATATCTTCTTCTTCAAGGATGATAGACGTACCGTATACGCCCGAACTCTTATACGTTGGGAACATCGTATTGTAAAAGTTCGAACGGTTAAGGGCATAATGTACTTCATCGGTTACATCTTCAAGGTAGTTACTGATTTCTTTATCCTCACGCTTCTTCATATCCTTATGCACCAACCTCGCCCACTTAGACGATGGCGGTGTAAGGTAGTTCATAAACCCTGCTGCGAGTGTATCGGCTACCTCAAGCGTTGTGCTATCCCATAAGAAGTCAGACTTTAGTTCATTGCCAGGTGCGTACTGCTCATTGACATTAGCCGATTCAATATAGAAGTAGTCATGCAGAGATTGCCAATACGTTTCAAAGTTCTGACGGACACCTTTCTTGCGTTGGTATAAGTCAATCAGCAAGTCGGCTCTTGGTTTATTCTCTGCCATATCATTCCCCTAACAATGTTTTAGCTGCGGTATCTGCCTGTTGCTGAACGCCAAGCGGTGATGAGTATATAGTCCTTGACCGTGATATCGCACGTTGCTTTTCTCGCTGTGCTAATTGTGCCTTGACCGATGCTGCTTCCTGTGCTGCTGCAAGGTCTTCTTTAGCAGAGCCACCTGTAGTACTTGTGATGCCTAGCCTCTTAGCCGAAGTACGCGTTCCGATGGCTGCCCTCACTCCATACGCTGACGTGCCAACGATAGCTGCCCCAGTTGCCCCTGCTGCGAACCCACCACCCCCAACTCCTACGGCTGTTCCTATTGATATCAACGCTGTCGTTATTGCCCCCATATTAACTCTCCTTCTTTATCTTTTTAACGAATACCATTTCGCTTCTTTCATAGCCCATTCGTGGGTACATATCTTCAGCTTTTGAATCAACAAGCCCTATCATAGTTATGTCATTGCATTGTGCCTGGGAGCAGAAGTTTTCAAACTCTCGCAACAACTTGATGCCATCTCGCCTCACCGTCTTGCGTACATACCATATCAGTTCAGTTGCGGTTACTTCTTGGAAGAACACCCTGCGAGTAACAAAGGCACATATCATCCCGTCAAGCATCCCGTCATTATCAATCACTAGCGTTATTACGTCATCTCTTTTTTCCAAAACATCATAGTCTTGTTCACATTGGTCATATGAGAATGAATACCCCCGACCATTCAGTTCTTCTTCAAAGAACTCTTGTATCAACAACATTATCTGTGGTCTATCCTCAGGCTCGGCTCTACGAATCATTCTATCTCACCTTCGATTTTAATGATTCTTTGTGGTTCAATCCTTATCGCTTGTATTTCTATTTCGTTCAAGCAACACCTGCTATCTGAAACAAGTTACCTTCAGGGGCTTGCCGTGTAGCAGGTCGATACTGGTTC